CTTGGGCTGGCTTGTCTTTTGTGCCCCGTAAGTGGGGTTGATTGAAGGAAAGGTAGCCATCAGCGTGTCAGCAAGCCCCCAGGTCGTTTTTGCTTGATCAGCTCAGCTTGGACTGCAGCACCAATCGCTTTGCCAAGTTGCGAAGCAGATTGACTGTCACCTTGCACTGACGATCCAGAAGCATCCACGTTTACGGTCACATTAGCGCTGCCCATTGCGTTGTTTGGAACGATATTGCCCTGCGCTCCAGGAACAAACAACTCAGGGCCACGCTCACCAACCATGTAGGGACGACCTGCGCCAACCGCTCCACCAAGGGCTCTGCCTGCAAGAAGCGTCGGTGGAGTAAACAATCCTTTTGGATCAGATAAAGTTCCGCCACCCAAGCTGGGAGCAAGACTTGGAATTGTTCCAACCTTACTTGCCGCTTCACCTCCTCCACTAAACGCTGGGATGCCAGCAAACATCCTGGCAATACCAATCGCGATGTACTGCGCAATCATCTGCTTGGCTACATCGACCAGCATTGATGCAATGCCGCGAAGGAAGTCCGCAAAAGCTTGTTCCGCAGTCTTCGTTCCTTCAGCCACTGCCATCAACCCGTCAAACAAACTATCGGTAACTGGTCGCGTTACAGCCAAAGCTTCAGCAAATTGCTGCTGAGCAACCGTAGCTTCAAGAATTTGTTCCTGATAAAGCTTGTACTGATCGCGAGCTGCAACAAGGTTTTCTACTTCAGATTGTTGAGCGGTTCCAGCGGCTACCTTGTCCTGCATCAACCCAATTTCTCTGTTTCTTTTTTGCAGCTCAAAATCCATTTCAAGCCCGCCCAAGAAGGCCGTTCGTTGCGAGCCACCAAACACTCCGCCAAACTGTCCAGGAGCATTTGCCTGCAACGTCGCAAGCTGCATCTCAAAACCTGCCTGACTATCTTTCAAGCTATTTGCAGCCCTAAGAGAACGTTCACGAGCGTTGGCTTCAGCTTCAGCCAGTTTTGAAGTTTTAATTTGAGCCGCAAGCCTTTCGGCATCTGCCGTAAGAGTTTTATCTCCAATCTTTCTCAAGCGCTCCATGCGCTGTTCGTACTCTGCGTGAATGTTGTTTCTGTCGGTTTCGAGCTGAGAAATTGATTGACGATTTTTTAGCTCCAAGGTGAACTCTCTTTCAAGCGTCATCGCTTGGTCAACCTGCCTTGCTCTTTCGTCAGCGGTTCTTTTGGCAGCATCAGAGATTTTTTTGCTTGCAGTTTCTTCTTTCTTTGTTTGAGCTTCAATAGCTTTTGCTGCTTTTTGATCAATTTCAAAAATTGCAGTATTAAACTTAAGACGCGCTGCCTCTGCGGCAGTTCTTGCTTTGTCTTTTGACAACGTTGTGTCTTTCGTTGTCAACAAGTCGTTAGCAAGAGTCAGGTTTATCTTCTCCATGTCTTGATTAAACTGCATCAAAGCAATTCGTTTTTTATCGCTTACAAATTCTTTGTTTGTAAAGTCTAAGCCCTGTTTTTTAAGATCAAACTCTGCTTTTGCGATTGCGTTTGCATCTCTGTTAAGAGCAAGATTTCTAGCGGTTTGATTTACCCTGTTTCGCCCCTCACCATTTATTTGACGCATAACCTCAAATGTGTCATCGGTAAACGCACGCTTACCAGTGTCTGGGTCGATGTCTTTAGCCAAAGTTGCACGCAACCTTTCGCCTGTCTTCGTGTTTTTGTCAATGTTGCTAAGAATCTGTTGCCGCAACGTAAATCTTTCAAAAGCATCAGCAGCGCCTTTTAGCAAACCAACAGCATTGACAACTCCGGCAACACCTGCCGCCATAATTGTCATTGCTCTGTTGAACTCGTTGCCCAAAGCAACTGTGTCAGAACCGAACTCATCAAGCGCATTAACGCCATCACGTCCCACCAAGATCGCAAGTTCCTCGGTGGCGACTGTCAATGCAGCAGCGCTTAGATCAGCAGCTTCAAGTTCTTTTATCAGCAAAGACGTGTTGCTGTTTACATTTCCTGTGGCCGCAATCAACGCCTCAAGGTCTGCGGTGAGCGGGTTCAATGCCTGACCCAGTTGAGACGTTTTTGCAACAAAAGAATCAACCGCTCCACCGAGCACTTGGCCGACAACCGTTAGGCCGCCAAACAGTTGACCCGTAATTGCACCGCCAAGAGCACCACCAAGTGCAGTACCTGGTCCGCCGCCAAACAGCAACGGAAACGCACCAGCAGTTAGAGCTGCATTCAACCTTTTGGTTTGACCCTTAGCCGTAGTTCCAGCCCCTGAGTTTCCACGATTAGCCTCACGATTAGCAGCCTTTGTTGCCCTTACCTGTTCTCTTAATTTGTCGTTGAATTCGTCTAATTCAAACTTATTGCGACGTTTAATGTCTTGCATCAAGACCTTTGTTTCTTGCTCGTACGCTTCTAGTTTTGCTTTGAAAACAATATCGTCGTTTTTTATTTCTTTTTGCGTTTGAATGTCGTCTAATTTTTTTGCACCTTCGTTGACCTTTCTGACACCATCGATCATCAGCTTTGCCGATGCTTCGACTTTTTTGTCAAACTCAAGCCTGTTGTTTAAACGTTGTTTAAAAATCTTATCTTCGTCTTTTACCTGCTTTTTAAACTGTGCCTCTTGTAACTTTGTCTCCTCTTCGTACTGTTTCAGCTTGTCCTTGAACAACCTGTCTTCAAGCTCTTGCTCCTTCTTTGCAAGACTTTCAAGCGCTTTAAGATCAGCAGCAGCAACTCGCTGCAAAGCTTTTAACGAAGCGTCTTCTCTTTTTCTTGCGATTGCCTTGAGCTTTCTTTCGTCTACTGAAAGCGTTTTGTTATTGAAATCATCTACTGCACGCTCAACAGAAGTTAGTTCACGCTTGAACGCCTTCAACGCATCCAGATTGCGTACCGCAACCGCAATGTCTACGTTGTAATTGGCCACAAGCTGGAACGTAGAGGCTTACGCTCCAGTCTATCGCGATGACATTGTTCGCGCCCCTCTGCCTGTTTTGGCGCGATCCATAACCTTCTCCTCTTCTTCTGCCTTCAACTCGTAAAACGCTGCCCAACCGGTCAGCTCCTCCTGCGTCAGCTGAGATGCCAGTTGGCGCACAGTCATTCCCAGCTCCTTGGCTAGGAAAAACATAAAAAGCCAGTCGTTATTAGCTTTTTAGGTCTGCCTTCGCTGCCTCCACCTTGTTTTCTGAACCAGAGTTCAGCATCGCAAGCTGAATGTCCTGCAGCACTGAGGCTTCAACAGCGTTCTTCAACACTGCCTTTTCACCGTCTTGAAACAGGCGCTTGCCGTCAGCATCCAGCGCTTTCTGAATCATCATGTTCAGCGCAAAGTCGCTAGCATCCTCAGAATCGGTCTTTTTTTGGATCGACTCACGCTCAGCAATGGTCAATGGATGCCAATAGACCTCTAGTGCAACTTCGCCATCAATCTCCAAGGCATGGCGATACAGCTGGCTAACGCCAAACTTGTTACGAAGAAGTTCTGACGCCCGCATACAAAAGAGTTATTTGATTTAACTATACTACGCCACAGCAGTAAATTGACAAGAAATGATCGCCAAATAATGTGGTCGATCATCTCGTTCCAACGGTGTAGGGCCATTGATGTCTGTCACCCTCGGAACTGTTGAAAACGTATCAACGTAACTAGGAGCATTTACAGAAGTCAGCCCATCAATGACCGCCTCACTCAGGCTTGACAAGACAGCCGTACCAGCATTTTTTGGCACGTACACGTTGCACTGGATAACGCCGCTGTAGTAATCCGAGGCTGAGCCTTGGTTTTGCAGCGTTGACTGACCAAAGTCAATGCGAATCACAACGTATTTTTTTGTTTTGCCTGGAGTCACGTATGGAACGTTGTCGTACACCATCAAGACGGTGTTATCCGCAGCTGCAACCGCATCGGTCACGGCTTTTTCAAAAGCAGCACGAGCGTTGACGAGTGTCATTACAGAAGAGGATTGTCCTTATAGCTGACCTTATCAGTTCTCTTCTGCGGCTCAAGCATTGTTGCGCCAACAAAGACCCTGCCAAGAGGCCGCTTTTCTTGAAAAAGACTATCGACAATGCCCTTCAACTCATTGCCTAAAAAGCTTTGAACCTTGCCGCCTTCCAAGGCATACGCTGCATAATTTGCCTTGTTTCCGATGTAGACAGTTCTTCTAAAGTCAAACTCTCTGCGAAGAACTGTTTTGTAGTAAAAACGTGGACTAATCACGCCTTGAACGTAAGAAGGCGCACCACCACCGCTTCGGGCTTGGTTTTTTGCATACAGGTTGTCCCAATACGGACCTCTTCCGTAGTATTCCTCTCTCATTCCCCAAGGCTCTGTCCTCGTCCTGTTGTACTGACTTTCGTCTGGTGACTCTCTACGAGGCTGAGTGTAACCAGCTGTCCAGCTAGACGCAAAATAACCGGTATGAACAGGGCTTGCCTCTTCAGTCCCAAGCCTTTTGACCGAAACTTTGATCAGCGCATCAAACGCTGAAAACATAAAGTTGTCTATGTCATTTAAGATGCCATCTGCATCAAAGTCTTTATTTTTAGCCATTAGAATCGAACCAATAGAATATACATATATTCTTGACTTCCCCTATATGTTCGAATATCAGATATTTGAGCAACACGGCTAGCGCCTGCATAGGTAAACGAAACTATATCTTGAAGCGTGGGCTGGTTTCCTCCAATCAAATCAGGAGTAATGTAAATTTTGGCACGACGCTCTTCTCGGCCCTCAGTGCCCTCAGAGTCAATAAACTCAATCGGGCACTTCAGATTGAAGTACGGACGGTCGAATGTTGTGAACGTGCCCTTGGCCGTGTCATACGTCCCATCAAACTTGCGGGTGTAGTCAATCTTGGTGTCTAGGCCGTCGCCAAGGTCCGCAACGATTGCCTTAGCTGCTTCTTTGAAAACCTTGTCGAGTGCTCCAGCCATATCAACCTCTCACAACGCGGACAGAATACGAGCCACTGCCGCCCAGACAATAAGCGCCGAGATA